GTAAACGGCAAACTTGAAACCACCCTTCCTGCTGACGTAGCTACTGCTGCTGCTGCTTACAGCCTTCGTAAGGTACGTGATGACTACACAGGTAACGCCTTACAAGTCCGTAGACCCTCTGACAATGTTGAGGTCAACGTGGCGTTCGATGCCAATAACGAGGTAAGTGCTAGCTCTGCGATTAGTAATGTTGAGGATATTGAATTAGTCAGTGAGTCAGGATTTGCTACTGACACAGGAGGGTTTGCGTCCAGCATTTCGGGAGCTAACTTTACATTCGGTAACACATTGGATGGCAAGGATGATGTTTTGTTTGCCACGTTTGATGGCTCTGGACTTTTGGGTTTGAATTTTTCAACAAGCGATGTAGCTATTGGTGATGTTGTTACGTACAGCTTTGATGTGTATTGGGCATCTACTAATACAGGTGGGTTGCCAAATTTACGTATTCGTTCAGGAAATACTACTATTGGTCACAGTGATGTGCCTATGCCTTCTGAGGATTCATGGTACACATTTTCTGGTCAGTTCACTGTTACCTCTAATACGCCAACGGCATTAACTCTTATCGCAGCCGATAGTTCTGGTCTTACTACTGGTGACGTATTTGCTATCGCAAATGGCTCCTATGGTAAGCAGCAGGACGCTGGCGACACCACAGCGACTACGCTGGGTGGGTTCTTGACTGAGGAAAGTGACATTTTTGATGAGCCAAACTTTTCTACTGATGAGGGAGAATTGGAGGCTGTTGGTGCATCACTTACTTTTGATAATGATTCCGTTTCTGATGGAAGTGTATCGAAGGATGATTGCTTGGAGGTTGACGTGACGAGTGCTTCTAACGCATACGTAAGAGATGTTGGAGCAAATCTGTACTCTGGCATAAACAACGTAAAGATTAGATTTGAAGCCGACTTCTACGCACCAAGCACTAACACGAGTGCGGTAAACATACGTCTACAAAACACCTTTGAAGAAATAAATGGAGGTGGTTCTCAGGTATTCTTTCCCACCACCAAGGGAGCTTGGACTTCTGTAAGCGTTGAAGGTTATCCAAATCAAAACGCCTTGCAGATTTTAGTGCTGGACCGAACGGTTGGTGATGTTTACTACTTCGCGAACATGAAGATTAGCATCATTGGTCACGATGGGAAAGTAGTCACATGGTATGACCAATCAGGCAACGGCAGGGACGCAACGCAGGATACTGCTGGAGAGCAACCTAAGATTGCCGAGGCGGGTAGCTTGCTGACATTGGCGGGGAAACCTATGGTGGATTTTACTGCCGATACGTTCCTGACTAAGAGTGATTATAGTGCTGGTGCGCCTTCGGCTGATGCCGCTTTCTTTGTAGGCACACGAGGACTCACAAGTTCTGGTCGTGGTTCCTTCGGTGTTTATGGGGCTGATAACGATGGCTTCAATAATCAAGGAGCTTTCTTCGCTTGGCGGCAGAATACCACAGCAAGTTCCAATACTTACAACCCGCCTGTTGATACTCGTTTCCTTTGGTCAGGTGTTTACAACGGAACTACATCTACAACTTTTGCCGATGGGGTAAGTCAATATGTGGAAACCGCTCCAACGGTTAATTCTTCCAGTCAATTAACTATTGGTAGAGGACGTTTCGCTGGTCGTTATGCTAGAAACAAAATCCAGGAAATTATTTATTACACCTCCGACCAATCCGACAACCGTTTCAAGATTGAGTCCAACATCAACAACCACTACGGCATCTATACACCTGCCCACAATGGATTCGTTGAGACTTGGTACGACCAGTCAGGTAACGGCTACCATGCTTCGCAGGCTTCGACTGGCGACCAGCCAAAAATTGTCAGTGCTGGTAGCTTGATTACTGATGGTATTGATTTTGATGGAGTTGATGATTATTTATCGGCTAATGGTGTAGCATCTGTACTGAGCGGGAATGACAACAATATTGATTCTTTTGCTGTTGCAAACAATGAAGGTTTATCTGGCGCAAAAGCAGTCTTTGGATTGGGTAATTCAGGAGGAACCACACCCCAACTACACTATATAGGAAGTAACGGAACTGCTTATCGAATCATTTCTAGAGACGACAATAATGTAATTTCTATTGCGGATGGCGGGACTTTTAACTCCAAGTCCTTGCTATCTGGAAGTGATAACGGAAACAACCTTGAAATCAGAGCAAATGGAACATCTGTTGCAACCGACACAGATAACAAGGGTCAGAGAACCTTCGACACCGCAACTGTCGGAGCTTGGGGCAGACAAGGTATAGTTGGCACATTCTTTGATGGGACTATTTCTGAGATTATTGTATATCCATCTGACCAATCCGCTAACCGTACAGCCATTGAATCTAACATCGCCGATGAATACGGCATAACCCTATCTTAATCATGTATCTATTATTTGAAACCGAACAAGAAGGCATTGACCGCTCCGAACAGGAGGGCATCGCTCGTGGGCTTGCTTACCACAAGGTAGGTAAAGGTTCACGCTACGTTACCCGCCCTCGCCTTACCAAGAAACCATTGGTGGGTGAAGCTAAGTGGGCATTGCCTGTTGACACATATAACCTCACCGAAGTCGAGCAGGAATCCGCTGTCGAAGAAGTGAAGTTCCCTGACCCGGAGGCTATCTAATATGGACGACATCATATACAGAAGCGTAGTAGGCACAGGCGGATTCTTTGCCACGTTGAGCCTGACTCCCGTAAATGAGATACTAGGATTCTGTGTAGGTGTCGCTACCCTGGTCTATATGACCGCATCCGCAATCAAGGTAATTAAGGAATTAAACAAATGACTACAGAACTCATAGCAATGTTTGGAGGCTCAGTCGTCGGATTCATTATGAAACTGATTGCCTCCCAACAACAGAACCAAGCGGCTCAGTTTGAGATGATGCTCAAGAAGCAGGAACTCGCTGATATTTCCGCTGACAAGGCGGCGGCTCGTGGCGGTGTATGGATGCGCCGTCTTATTACTGTTAGTGTATTGTTCGCAGTAATAGCCCTCCCTGCAATCTTTGCATTCACCGACATAGGTGTCACCATTGAAAAGGAAACAAAAGGCTTCCTTGGACTCTTCAAGGGCTCCACATGGGAAACTATTGGTGGATACGTAATCCTTCCTGAAATACGCCAAACTACTTTAGCCATTGTAGGCTTCTACTTTGGTTCCTCACAAGTTAAATAATTTTATGCATAACAAAACTGCTCAATCACTATATCACCAACTCGAAGGTCAGCGGTGGAACTACCTAGACCGTGCGAGGCAGTGCTCTAAATTGACCATACCTTATGTTATGCCTGACGACGGCTTTGGTGCTCACAGTCGTCTTGATACACCCTTTCAGGGCGTTGGGGCACGCGGAGTGAATAATCTCGCATCTAAATTACTACTCGCACTCCTACCTCCCAACGCTCCGTTCTTTCGTCTAAACATAGACAAGTTCAAACTACAAGAAGAAGGTTCCCCACCTGAAGTCATCACATCTATCGAGACAGCGCTTCAACAGGTAGAGGAATCCATCATGGATGAGGTCAGCCGCGAGAGCTACCGAGTAGCCCTCCATGAAGCCCTCAAGCACCTCATTGTCACCGGCAACGCGCTTGTATATCTACCCGACGAGGGAGGTATGCGAATCTTCCACCTTGACCGTTATTGCGTCGAGCGTGACCCTATGGGTAATGTATTGTATATCTGCACCAAGGAGAGCATCGCCTACGCCGCGTTGACTCCTGAGATGAAAGAGTTGGTTGGAGCATCGGACATCAATCCTACCGACGACCTCCACATCTACACCGCTGTGTGCCGTAAGGAAAACAAGTGGCACGTATACCAAGACATCAACGGAGAGATGATTCCCTCAACTGAAGGCTTCTATCCGCTTGATAAGAACCCCTTTATCCCCCTGCGCTTCTCCCGTGTTGACGGTGAGAGCTACGGACGTGGTTACGTCGAGGAATACCTAGGCGACCTCCAGTCCCTAGAGACGCTCACTAAAGCCATCGTGCAGGGCTCAGCAGCTGCGGCTAAGGTTCTGTTCCTTGTTAATCCAAACGGAACTACCCGCGCAAAGACACTTTCAGAATCACCTAACGGCGCCATTACCCAAGGCAACGCTGGTGATGTCTCTGTATTGCAACTCAACAAGTTCAACGACTTCCGGGTTGCCCAAGAGACGATTAACGTAATCAAAGACCGCCTAGGTCACGCCTTCATGCTCACCTCTGGTGTTGTTCGTAACGCAGAGCGTGTGACCGCTGAAGAGATTCGTATGCTCAGCATGGAGCTTGAGACCGCCCTCGGTGGACTCTACTCGCTCCTTAGCACCGAGCTACAGATGCCTATGGTTAACCGCATTATGACGGTGATGAATAAACGGAAACAACTACCTAAGTTGCCCAAGGATATTATCAATCCTGTTATCATTACTGGTGTTGAAGCCCTCGGTCGTGGCAATGACCTACAGAAGCTCGACCTGTTCTTAGCAGGTGCTGCACAGGTGGTCGGACCCCAGGCTGTTGCCCAATACGTTAATGTAGGAGAATACTTTAGTCGTCGCGCCACGTCCCTCGGTATTAAGACTGTTGGACTGGTTAAGAGCGACGAAGAACTGCAAGCTGAAGCGCAACAAGCGCAACAGATGCAAATGGTACAGTCACTCGGTCCTAGTGGCATCAAAGCCATCTCTGACCAAGTTAAAGGGCAACAAGCCCCACAAGAATAATAACCCGCGAGAAATATGGAAAGTGTAGTAATTAACGAACCTACTGAGGAAGAAAACATCTCCCTCGAAAAACAAGCAGAAATGCAAGCTGAGGCTAAAGAACAGAAAGCCTCCCAACAACAGCCCAAGGAAGTTGCTCAAGAAGAGGAACGCCCTGAGTGGCTTGACGATAAGTTCAAGTCTCCCGAAGACTTAGCTAAAGCATACAACGAATTACAATCCAAACTAGGAGATACCGCTAATGAAAAAGAAACTAATACTGATACTGCTAGCGATACAGATGACGATTCTTCCGTTCAAGAAGACGGCGCTCCTATGGCTGGTGTGGTTGAAACCGCGACTGCGGAGTTTTCTGAAAAAGGTGAGCTCTCGGATAAAACTTTTGATTCGTTGGAGCAAGCAGGTCTTCCTCGCGAAATGGTCGAGGCTTACATCCAAGGTCAGGAAGCTATTGCGGTAGGACAAGCCGCAGATGTTCAGCAGACCATTGGTGGACTCGGTAACTACGAAGCGATGGCTGAGTGGGCTGGCGAGAACCTCGATGACGCAGACTTGGACGCATTCAACGCCATCGTAGAGACAGGAACCGTGGAGCAAGCCAAGGTAGCCGTCAAAGGTCTCTATTCTCAATTTCTGTCCGCTGGTGGCAAACCGCCTCAACTTATTCAAGGCGACACCGTGGGCTCAGGACTTAAACCCTATACTTCATCCGCTCAGATTACTGAAGCGATGCGCGACCCTCGTTATAAGAACGACCCCGCGTTCCGTGAAAGCGTAGAGAAACGCTTGGCGGTATCTGACATATTCTAACCCAAAAATGGCAAAACGAAAAAACTTATCCTTACGAAAGGAACATAAAAATCCATCAGGTGGTCTCTCTAAAAAGGGACGTGATTATTACAACCGAAAGACTGGTTCTAATCTTAAACGACCTGTTACGGAGAAAAATCCAAAGGGTAAGCAAGCCGCTCGTCGGCGTTCGTTTTGCGCTCGCATGAGCGGAGCCAAGGGTCCTATGAAAGATTCTAAAGGAAGACCAACCCGGAAAGCCCTTGCGCTCCGCAAATGGAGATGTTAATTATGTGTGGATGTACTAAATGTAAAGCTAAACGTAAGAAACTTTCAATCAAGAAAGGAAGGAAATAATATGTTTGCAGGAATTATTGGAGCCGCAAAAGGCTTAAAAGCAATAGGCTCTAGCGAGGGTTTATCTGCCGTCAGTAGCGGTCGTACAGCTCTATCTCGTTCGGTCGCCGCAAAACGACCAGCTAAGAAGCGTAAGAAAAACCCTACATCTACGGCTGTCAGTGCTCCCACACGGAGACCTCGTTTGGCAATCCGTAGGGCAGACCGTTCAGGAGTCGGTTTAAATTACAATGGCTAAAATCTGTCCTAAAGGTATCGCTTGGGCAAAGCGCACCTTCGATAAATACCCCTCAGCTTATGCTAACATGGCGGCGTCTAAATATTGCAAAGACCCCAACTATGGCAAAGGCAAGCGGAAGAAACTAAAAATTAAGAGGAAGTAACATGGGTGAACTTGCAAAATGGCGAAGACAAAAGTGGGTCCGAATCGGAACAGACGGGAAGATTAAAGGCGCTTGCGGAACGTCTAAAAACAAAAAGAATCCCGACCGTTGTCTTCCACTCGCAAAAGCTAGAAGCCTATCGCAATCTCAAAGAGCAACCACAGCCCGCAAAAAGAAACGAGCGGGAGCCAAAGGCAAACAATTTGTAAGCAACACCAAAGCCGCCCGTGTGTCTTTGCGTGTTAAGAAAAAGAAATAACTTTCGTCCAATGACGCTAAGAAGTAGCGTAAGGCCCGATGCGTCGGATAACCTTAGACTAGCAAACCAAAGCAGACTGGACACCTAACCCCCAATAATAACTATAATAGAAAGATAAACTACTATGGCATTCACAAATAACGCTGCCCCCTCACGTGTGGGTCAGATTGAAGGTGCTAACGATGTAGATGCACTCTTCCTGAAGGTGTTCTCTGGTGAAATCCTTACCACGTTTGAAGAAAAGAACGTGATGAAGGACCTTCACATGGTTCGCACTATTCAGAATGGTAAATCTGCTCAGTTCCCTGTAACTGGCATCGCTACCGCTGGTTATCACACTCCTGGCGAGTCTCTCGTTGAAGGTGATAACGGATATCTGTCCGACATTCAAAAGAACGAGAAAATCATCACCATCGACGATGTGTTGGTTGCTTCTACGTTCCTTGCTAATATCGACGAGCTCAAGACTCACTACGACGTTCGTAGCATCTACGCTCAAGAACTTGGTAAAGCCCTTGCTAAGCGCTTCGACATCGCAACAATGAAGACTCTCATTGCTGCTGCTCGTTCTGGTGCTAACATCTCGGGTCAAACTCTGGCTGGTTCTACCGTTCAGAATGCAACTACCGACACTGCTGCTGGTCTTATCGACGCACTGTTCGCTGTTGCCCAGACTCTTGACGAGAAAGACGCTCCAGACGAAGGACGCTACGCCATCCTTACCCCTGAGCAATACTACACCCTGCTTACCACCGACAACGTGGCAATCAGCAAAGACTTCGGTCCTGGTGGTAGTGTAGCCGCTGGGTCTATCCCGATGGTTGCTGGTATCAGCTTGTACAAGTCCAACCACCTCAGCGACATCATCGCTCTTGGCGACGACTCTGGTGTTTCTACTGGTGACGGTTCTGCTAATAACGACGTGTTCGGTGACGCTGGTGTTGGATACAACGGCGACTTCAGCACTCTTGCAGGTGCTGGTTCTGGCGCTGGTATGAAGGGCTTCATTGCCGGTACTAAGGAAGCTATCGGTACTGTTAAGCTCCTTGACTTGGCTACCGAGTCTGACTACCAAATCGAGCGTCAAGGCTCGCTCTTCGTTGCTAAGTATGCAATGGGTCACGGTGTTCTCCGCCCTGAGTGCGCGGTTGAAGTCACCCCTCCCGCTAGCTAATAGCAATTAATCCTCTTGTCTCCCCCTTGGGTCTATCCCCTTGGGGGAGGCATTTACTTTTCTTTTAACGTTTTTATATTATATGGCAACTCTTACTACAAAGCTAGAAGCGGTGAACTCCATGCTTGGACATATTGGAGAAGCACCTGTAAACACCATTTCTAATGCTACAGCTTTACCTGTCTCAGCATCCGTTGCTGTGTCGGTGCTGGATGAAACCAGCCGAGAGGTTCAGCTTCAGGGTTGGCATTTCAACACAGAGGTCGACGTGGAGCTTACTCCCGACGGCGACGGCAACATTAACATCCCCAGCAACGCTGTGGGCGTGGATACTGTTGACACTACTTTAGATGTCACCCAGCGTGGCTCACGACTCTATAACCGCAAAGAGCGCACCTATGCGTTCGACAATGCCGTAAAGGTACACGTTACCTACCTGTTCGATTGGGACGAGCTCAACGAGCACGCCCGGCGCTACATCACCCTACGTGCATCCAGAATCTTCCAGACACGCATGGTGGGCTCCAGGGAGCTTGAAGCTCTCATTGCTCGCGACGAGTACATGGCTCGTGCTGCTCTTGAAGAAGCTGACTACCAGAACTCTGACCGCACCATCTTTGACAACATAGACGCCGCTCAACGTATCGGCATCAACCGTAACTACGACATCGTATAATGCCCTTAATCAACAATTCGGTCGCTAATCTTATCCAAGGCGTCAGTCAACAGCCCGCCTCTAGTCGCTATGACG